CATGTGTACCCATACGCGAATGCCTATACTGTAACGCTAAAGAATCCTATATACAATGTGACCAATATAACCCTCGTATCTGCTCGTATTCCGACGCCTCAATTGACGACATGCGCGACGAACAAGTCGTTCAGTGTTGATGGTGTGACTATTAGTCTCGACGAAACAAATTATTCAAATGGTACGATTCTCGCGAGTGATTTGGATGTCAAATTACAACCACCTATTTCAAATGTCGACTCCGTGGTCTTTGATACCGATACAGATGCACTGACGTTTTCAAATACAACGAGTGGTGGAAACTTTACGTTTGAGTTCTTTGATGGAACCCAAGGATACTCAAGTAATATAGCACTCACGACACCACACCAGGTGATGGGCTTTTCATCTCAGAATCAGTCGTCCTCAAACTATACGTTGACCTCGGGTGCCATCAATTTGGATGGACCAAATTCTCTCATTATGAAACTTACATCTGGGTCTGATGAATTCACAAAATCTGTGTATTCGACAACACCATTCTATACAGGACACATTCTTCTCAATGGCTCCGATGTTATAAACTATCACGGTGCAGATGACCCACTCAAGCATGAGTTTTATAGTGGACCACAAAAGTACATAAGTGATATACACATCGAGTTCTTCTATATGAGTCACGGGCGTCTCATTCCATATGATTTCAGACATCAGGATCACATTTTGAAATTTGAAATTACAGGGTCTACAGATAAATTGGAAAGTCTTCCCAAGGTTCCCATCCCCGAGGAGGAGGGGGTGGACGCGCCATCAATAAGCATCCCTGAGGGTGAAGTGAATGCTTATAAATGGAAAGAGTATCTTTCTATTGGTATAATTGTACTTGTGGGTATTATCCTAATGTCCCTTGTGCGACGAAAACCAAAACTTAGCGAGTAATCGCGAAGACTGGTTGCGCTGGCTTGGACACACGGGTCGAGATACCGGAGACGACCATGTAGACAGCAATGGACAACAAGGTGGTCAAGATCGCGGTGAGCGTGTACTGGGTACCACCGTTCTTTGGCACCTTGATGAGTTGTTGGATCACCCAGCGGACCAAGTCCATCCAGCTCATCGCCGCGGCGAAGCTGAAGCCCGCAACGATCGAGTTGAGGGATTGGGTTTCGAGTTCTTGGGTCACGAGGTTGACGGTCTTAAGAGCAGAGTCCATTGTGAGTTTTATATTATAGGTTTCGAAAATAATTTACTCTGGAAGTAGTTCCTCCCTTTCGACTAATTTTTTATACTTGGGTCGCCTGACAACTTGGGACCTGGCGAAGATTTGTTCCTCTTCATCGTCGGAATCTCCATCAGTGCTACTCCCCGAATCCTCGTCACCTGTAATTTTAAATGACTTATATTCTGAGAGTGTCCACCCCTCAGGCTCAGATGTACTCATTACTATTAATAGCATTTTTTAACATCTCTTCTACCGGGCTTTGGGGTATCCACGTCTCCCAACGGTCACACGCCTCATTCATTTGATTAAAAATGGGGTCTTGTCCTGTGTATCTCTCAAATGATGGACACTCCTCTGGGTCAACTTCTTCGAGGTCTTCTTCATCACTTGATTCTTCATCGTATATTTCTGGACATATTGAACCAATATTTTGTCCAACTGTATACATTGCACAATACTTGACGGCGTATTCAATATCCTCGCCAAGGACTGTATCACGCCCACACGCCTTTGCGTACTGCGCCGCGAGAATCATACTTCGTTCAATCACTGGGAGAAGGATACCCATAAGAGCATTCGCCTGAGACTCTTCATAGGCACCAGAACTTTCTCCAAATCCAGTCTTCATTTAATATTTTGTATCAAAAATAGTTGTAGCAATTCCCTCACCCACACGGAGTGTGTTATAGCTCACAGCGTACACGCGAACTTGTCTTGGGTAATTCACACAAGGTGTGAGACTTAGGTTGAGAATTTGCTCCTTTATGAGACTGAAATTGACTTGTCCTGTGGGATACCACTTCTCTGGTTCTAGAGCAAAACTGTAGGAATAGAATCGTCTGAGAAGTTGAGTCTTTGAGTGATGAATAGCCGCTTGAACAGCTTTGAGGAATATGACGTTCCCAGTGTCCCTTGTGATAATAGGTTGTCCATCCAAGTCAAGTGTGAGATAGTCTAGGTTTTCAAAGAGAATGTACTTGTTCCCCGTTTCTTCCAATGTATTATCATAATCAAATGGTGTTATAAATTCACCTTCACCAAAACCTATGTCTCCCTGTCTTTGAATTACAAAGTAGAGTTCTTTCACGGGATTCACGAAATCAAGTTTGAACGTTGCATTTTGAACGGCTTGCGCAACATCAAATACATTTTGTTGTATTTGGGTGATGAGATAGTCTCTCTTTTCATTTTCAATTTTGAGTCGCTCACACGGGTCAAGGAATACAAGTTCGGCACACAATTGGAATTCCTTGATATTCAAAATAGTCGCTGGAACTTCATATGTTCCATCAGCTTTTACTATGAGATATTCATAGTCTCTCAACTTAATCTCAACTTCAATTTCTTGTTTCTTGATAGCACACAGGGGCACCGCGAGCTCTGGATTGTTGTAAAAGTACAATGGTAAATCCACAAAGAAGTCCTGGTCGGTTTGGGATTCTGTAACAAGAGAGGACACTATTTCTCTATCCGACACACGTGTAGAAATTGCCCGCTCTGGATACTTTCCAATCAGTTTTTCAAGCGCAAATTGTTTCGTTTGAGTCATATAGTGCTCTGAATATATCTGCAAGTAATCACCTGTGAGACGCTGAACAATTTTACCACCAATACTGAAATCAACATATTCTATCATTGCGTGACCAATAGATTCTATGTATCCAATTTGACTCCCAATGGCTGGAAGTTTCATTTTCACACTGAGCGTCTTGAGCAGGTCACCAGTATTTTGTGGAATCACAAACTTTACCTTCTTACCAAAGTCTGGGGCATTCTCTGGGTCGATATCAACATACTCAATTGAAAAGTTTGAATGCTTTTTAAAACTTTCTAAAAAGTGTGTGTAGTCGGGGTTCAGCGTGAAGAACCTATCTTGAGGTCCAGATGCTTCAAGCTGAATGCGACCAGCCATTACTATTATAACAACCTAAAATTTTAAACCTGCTAAACCACTCTCGACTCGGAGTATGTTATAATTCACGGCATACACACGAGTATTGTTATCATCCGTTGATGTGAGTGGGTCAATCTCAATTGTAAGTAATTTATGTGATATACGACTCATATTGACTTGGCCCGTTGGGTAGTGCACATCTGGTCGTAATGAAAAACTATACATTGCAAATTCTTGGGCTGGGGAGTTCACATAATGTTTGAGGGCTTGTTCGTGGACGAGAAATACGTTATTTCTATTGAATACAACTTCATTGTTAAAACGAAGTTCAACATTCTGTATCGTATTAAATTCAACTGGATAATTGTTTGAGACGGAGGACTCCGATTGGGAGACAAAGAAGAGTTCTTTGACTGGATGAGAAAAGTTCAACATCACAGACTTTTTAGTCTCCCCAGCCTTCATTACAAATTGAGACATCTGTAACTGTGTGATGATATAATCAATAGGTCTCGACATAAGAAAGCGTCTTTCGTCTTGAGTCAGAAACACAAACTCCGTATCCACTGAGAATTTACGAATAGTAGCTGTAATACCCGCTGGAGTTCCACCAGATATAAGTTGCGCGAGGGGTCTCGTTTTAATTCGAATCTCAACCAATTGTTTCGTAAGAGCACACGTTGGTATAGCCAAACTTGGGTTTCTATAGAAATAGAATGGAAGGTCCATAAAATATGTATATTCACCCTGATACGTGAGTGGTACCCCACCGTGACCATTTAAGAAATACAAAGTCTGTTGTGTATCATCATCTGTATTGTGGAGTTGTTGATGCATATAGATATATTCACCTGTGATTCTCTCAATCGTTTGACCACCTATGAGAAGTTCAGCATATTCTATGAGATGCGACATAATTGATGGCGACCAAAATGTGTTATTTAGACCGGGTGTATCCGGGGTTGGGTCATTGAGAGTCACTTTGAGTGTAAAATTCTTTACCAAATCCCCCTTATCATTGGGAATACGACATTCCAAAACATTTCCAAAATCTATCTGACCATCAAATTGACTTTCAACATAATCAATCGCAAATTTCGTATGTCTCTTAAAATTCATCAGGAAATATGAAAATTGTGGATCACCTGTGAGCCATTGGTCTTGAACGCCAGTGGCAGCAAGTCGTAATCGACCTGACATTCCTACTCTATGTGAGTAAAATTTTATGAAATAAAACGGGACACTACTTTAGAATGAATCTTCAACTGAGGAAATTCAAGCCTGAGACGATATCAGATGATAGAGTGTGTGTATTTATTGGTAAGCGGAATACCGGTAAATCGACATTGGTAAAGGATATCATGTACCACAAGAAACATCTTCCAGCTGGTATAGTTCTCTCAGGAACAGAGGAGGGGAACCATTTTTATTCCGAATTTATTCCAGACCTTTTTGTCTACGGTGACTACGATAGAGACGCTATAGAACGGGTGATGGCGAGACAACGGAAGTTGGTTGGTGAGGGTAAGGCGAATTGTGGGGCGTTCATGTTGCTTGATGATTGTATGTATGATAACAAATTCCTCAAGGACACATGCATCAGGCAGTGTTTTATGAATGGACGGCACTGGAAAATCTTTTTTATGTTGACGATGCAGTACTGTATGGATCTTCCACCAGCCCTCAGAGCAAATGTAGATTATGTGTTCCTTCTCAGAGAGAACATTCTCCAGAATAGAGAGAAATTGTACAAATCATTTTTTGGTATCTTCCCAAGCTTTGATATGTTTAACAAAGTGATGGATGCGTGCACGGAGAACTATGAGTGTCTCGTGTTAGACAATACAGTGAAATCTAACAGGATACAGGATTGTGTATTCTGGTACAAAGCATCTTTACGTAAAAACTTTAGAGTTGGTGGACCAGACTTGTGGAGACTCCACAATAAGATGTACAATCCCAAGCATATGCAACAGAAGGAGGATGATGCAAAGAAAGCAACACGAAAGACGGCGCTCAAAATTACAAAGACAAAATAACTGCGTCACTTGCACATCTCAAAAACATACCTGTATAATAGATGGCGACTCAAGTGAATACCTTGAATCTTTCAGATAACGGTGATGGAATGGTTCCATTGAACGACAACCCAACGACAAGCTTCAAATCAGCGTTTTCGGAACCCGAAAAAAATATAAGTCAAAGTAAACAGACGATGGACTCTACCCCCATTCACGATATTATGATGGACCCACCAATGATGACCGATGAACCCAGAATGCAAGGCATGATGCCACAGATGACTGCCCCACAACCTCAGGGTGGTTACGCGGTTGCTGAGCCAAAGGCGAAGACGCCAGAAAGCAAGAATCCTTTCAACCTCACGGATGACCAAATGATTGCTCTCGTGGCGGGTGCCGCAGCGGCCCTTGCTGTCAGTAAGCCAGTGCAAGACAAGTTGGTGACCTCTATTCCCAAGTTCCTTAACGAACAGGGGAGTAGAAGTATGATTGGTTTGGCGTCGACGGGTTTGGTCGCGGCGGTTGCCTTCTACGTTGCGAAGGATTACATCGTCAAGCCCTGAGTGTTTGACTCCCAGCCCATATTGCTATAGATTGAATTATCAATACCTGTAAAATAGGTAATCAAAGCTCCTACAGTAAACGCTGTCATGAGCAAGGCACTCAACTTAAGTGTCTTGCTTCTGTCACTCCCGTACTCCTTGACCGCATCTTTCGTATCACCCCACACCTTGTTCATCATATATGTAATTATACACGCGATGATGCTCGTCGTCAGAAAGAAAAGACGGTCCACAGCGAGACGTGGAATACTCCCAACGACGAGACGAAACACATTTGGAATAATGAGCGTCATCAACGCCAAATTAAGAGTGTAATTGGTACTCATATGTGGAATCACAGTGATACCGTAAATCATCAGCCAGTACACAATGACTGTGAGTACAACACGAAATGGTGTCTTCATATAAAGTACATCCAGATTATTTATCCTGAACGTGTTGACCACAAAACTTTGTTCGTTCGGGTATGGTTTCATATATACCCAATTGTACGCATATATCCCGCAATTCTATGTAGTTGTTCCAAAATTCTTCAGAATGGGAGTACTCATCCACAGTGCAATGGGCCAACTCGTGTATGAGTACGTGGAATATTTCGTTCACCTGTCCATCAAGGCACACCGCAATCTCACCACCCTTGTTCGTGTTGTACCCCACAGAATCACGCATACCTCGCACACCTGTGATTGGTATACACCGGGTCAACATCTTAAATTTGGGGTTCTGTGTCTCGGACAAATGGGTCCTGAGTGTACGATATTTTTCCTTGACTTCGATGAGTTCCTGGGGTTCTCGTGTGTGGTGGAGTATCCACAGGTTTATCAACACAAGTATAATGAATGCGATCATCTCTTATATACAAAGATAAATTTACTATAGAGTTCTGAAATTGGATTTCCCTCGAGACCTTCCCACAATTCTAAAGTGAATCCCAATTCCTCAAGATGTGTCACAAGAAGGTCTTTGTATGCTATGGGTTCAGACCTAGGTCCATCGGCATAGAATGGGGTATCGACTAGGTGTACAAAGAGTTTCTCTCCGTAGCCCCCATTTCCGTGGGTCTTCATAAGAAAGAAGTTTCCCATCGCATCTTTGAGTGGTGTATTGAATATAATCTTTTCAGAATCTGGGATGATACCAACTAATTTGGCCCCAGGTTTCATTCTCTTTCTAATCTCTTTGATGGAACTAAAAAATCTGTCCCTCGTTTCAAATATGTAGTGAAGTGAAAAGTTGTAACACACAATATCAAACTTTCTATTTGGGCAGTTGAATATGTCACCCTCGTAGAAGTTTACGCGCATATGCATATTCTTAGCCCGTGACCGAGCCTCTACGAGCGCACTTGGCTCCGGGTCACACATACTCATATTCGCACCACACTTGTGCCATTTCTGAAGATCACCACCAAATCCACACCCAACATCCAATATTTGGTCACCCTCTCGAGTCACATATTGGATGAGGGCCCTCTTGGCGTCATTGTGGTTTCGGCGAATCTCTTCCATATGTCTTACACATTTCATTCTTTTAAGGTAACTTAAGTTGAATATGTTCACATCCAACTGGTGTCTTTGGGAGCCAATTGAAGAGATAATAATAGACGTGACCACTCCCCTCAAGAAATTTAATGGTCTCTAAATCGGAGCGACGTTGTCCCACATCAAGTGTATTAAATACATCGTACCCTTGATTTCTCGCAAGTATGAATGCATCGTTGTACACATCTCCAACGACATATAACGCATACGCTTGACGGACCGTATCCGTTCCATCCACACGGTCGTATGGAATATCATAGAAGGATATGAAGT